CTGGATGAGATCGCCCATGGTCGTGCCGGTCTGGTTCTCGATCGCGTTGAGCTGCGCAATCGTGTATTGCAGCTGATCGGCAGACTGACCGTACTGCGCCTGGATTGCAATGAGTGCCTTTGTTGCGTCGGCGGCACTGAGGTTACCCAGGACCATTGCGTCCATGGTGATCTTGGTCTGCTTGGCCAGTGCTAGACCAGAACTACCAGCCGAGGCCCACGCGGCGCCGATGTTGATAACGTCAGATCGGGCGACACCGTAGATCTCTGAAAGCGCCTCGAAAGAGCGACCGAGAGCATCAGTCTCAGACTTGATCTGCTTCATCGGCATGGTGCCGTCGCCGTAGACCTTGACAAGTTCTGTCATAGCCTTGGCGTTATCGTTTGCAAACTTCACGCCAGCAGCTGTTGCAGCTATAATAGGCAGAGTGAAGTTGTAAGTCATCTGACGGCCGGCCCACTGCATCTGCGAACCGGACTTGATAAGACTGCGACTCAATCCATCGAGTCCAGCAGCCGCACCAGCGGTGCGAGAAGCTCCTGCGGCCTGTGCCGCGGAAAGCTTGGAGATGTCGCCCTGAACCTGCTGAATCGCCTGTCTGGCCTGATTGGCCATGACCTGAATGCGGATCTGCATTACGCCGTTCAAGGCGTGGGCTCCCCTCGAACCTTAAGGCTCAATCTTGGACCTCAGGTGTCCGACGGTTGCTCGTCGCATAGTACGGGCGGGCGCGGTCGCTTCGCAACGACCACGCCCGCCCAGCCTCTGCTACCGGCCTCTTCGACCGCCTGCTACGCCACTGTTTCGGCGCTTCGTCTCCTGCTCTCTGGCCTTCGCTTCTCTCTCACGCTGGGCATTGCGCTCGTTGAAGATGTAGCGAATCTCCTCGATGAACTGAGGATGCTGGTCGTGAATCCCCCCAGCCATTGGGAGGTGCGCCCACCGCATATTATCCAGCAGATTGAAGTATCTGATAGATGTCGGAGGATTCTCTACCGGCTCGCCCTCAACGAACTGCTTGACCTTACGCCTGAAAGGCGGCGTCCTTCTCGTTGCGCTTGACGACATCAGCGCGCAGGTCGTGGAGACGCTGGATCTCCTCGTCGATCTGCTCGACCGTCATGTCGGCCTGCAGCCACGGGTTCGCCTTGCGGATCGCGTCCTCCAGCTCCTCCACGATCTTCGGATTCGCCTTGTCGAGCCACCTGTGCAGCTCATCACCGGGGGTGCCGTTGTTGGAAAACGGCGCGGGCTCCCAGCCCTGACCGTCCTTGCGTCGCCGCATGAGCGACCAGCCGGTGACTGAGGACTCGATCAGCGCCTGGCGCTCACCCGCCGGGTCAGCCTTGATCCGCATGTCCTGCGAATTGCGGTTGACGTGGATGTCGCGGTTCGTCTTCTGCTGGAACTTGCTCTTCTGACCCTCGTTCATCACCTGGAAGAAGATCTGCTGCTTGCCGTCGGGCAGCGTGTAGACCTGCATCTGCTCGAAGCCGAAGTAGTCCTCGAACTGCTCGTCAGAGCTGGGCAGGACGGGCGCGTCGCCAGCAGGAGCGGGGATGGTACCGGGGAGAGTCACAGTCGGTGACCTTTCTGGTCGATAGTGTATCCGTGTGCGGACGCACTGAAGGGGCGGCACCCAGGTTACGGGTGCCGCCCCTCCTTGTCCAGCGTGCGGGTGTTACGCGATGGTTCCGCTCCCGCTGACGACAGTTACCGTGGCGATCGGCGTCGCCGGGTCCGGGCGCAGCGCCTGGCCGGTGAGGTCCGAGTCGATGATCGTCGAACCGCTCGCCCCGTAGGCGTAGGGGTTGATCGTGAACTCGGGCAGCTCGATCTTCAGACTGCCGGTCGTCGTGCCGGTGACCATCTCGTAGGTGTTCATGGTGATGACCAGGGGAGCCTTGGTCGTCAGGCCACCGGGAGAGGTCGCTGAGCTGACACCATACACCGCCTGGCGCCACATCGCGCTGTCCTGCTCACGGATCGTGAATCCGGCCATGACTTCACGACCGGTCGGAGTGAGGTCACCGATGAAGAACGACCCGAGGCGGTAGTCATCCGAGGCGAAGTTGTTGTTCAGGTCGAACGAGAACTTCTTCGCCCCGACGTTCACGCCGTTGTACGTCAGCGTGATGTTGGTGCCCACGAGCATCGGGCCGTCGTCCCACTGCGGCGAGGCCGTGCGCACCTGACCAGCGACCTGATTCTTGGCGATCAGACCCACGGTGCCCTGCAGGTAGCCGGAAGCCTCCGCCTCTAGGTGCAGGGTGTTCATCACGACATCGGTGTAGTGGTACACCTCGAGGCCAGAACCGATCGCCTCCTCCAGGGAGAAGAACGGCAGCTGTGCGGCGTCGGAAGGCGTGAAGGTGTGGGTATTCGCCCCCGCGACGGGCATGTCCACCTGGCTGTCCACGATGCCCAGCGCGCCCTTGAGGAGGACCGCGAGGGACTCCAGGCGCGCATAGAAGTTGTAGTCGCCCGACCACGAGACGCCACCGAGGTAGGCGTCCGCGATGTCCCGACCGCCGCCGATCTCGGGGTCGGGGATCATCAGCGTGCGGGACGGAGCCAGAGCGCCGTCCCGCAGCTTCATGGCGACACCGGCAGTGCCAGTGTCGGCGTTGTACGTGCCGTTGACGGTCTGCGAACGGAAGATCGCCTGACCCGCCTGGGACGAGAACCCCATGTCTTACTGCTCCTTCGTGTGTCGGTTGTCCTCGGCCTGGCTCAGGCTTCGGCGTCGTCGTCGGCGGCAGCCGCGTTCTTCTCGTCGGCCTTGGCCTGGACGGTCTGCTGCTTGGCCTCGACCTTCTGCGCGGCGACGGCGGCCTGCATGGCCTCCTTCGCGTTGTTCAGCGGAGCGGCACCAGCACGGCGCTGGTGCTCCGTCGCGGCCTTCGTCCGAGCGATCTCGAGCTTGAGCGCCTCGGCCTCGGCGTCCAGGCGAGCCTTCTGGACGGCATTCGCGCCGTCGTAGAGGGCAGCCTGACGCTCCGCCTCGGCAGCCGCCAGCTCCGCACGGAGCCGCTCGACCTCGTTCTGCGACGCCTGCACGTCCTCGGTGCTGACACTACGAGCCACTGGTGTTCTCCGTCTCTAGTAGGACCCTGATCGTGCTGAGGTAGATGAACTGCCCTGAGACCTCGTTGCTGAGATACTGCTGAGCAGGGATACTCCATCGCAAGGTCCGTTCGGTCACACCATAGAGGGATGACGTTAGTGACCGCAAGGAGTCCCGGAGCGGTTGATCTGTGAGGATGATGCTCCGAACCATCTTGGACAACTTCGATGCGACGCGGGTACCGCGCACCTCTTCAGTGTCCTTGACCAGCGCCTGGACGAGAATATCGTAACGCTGGATCGTGGGCTCGTTGGCCGTCAGTCCACCTAGCTCGTAGGACTGCGGATCGGGCGACCAAGTACTGGCCATGACGCCGATACACTGAACTGGGTCGGTCGTATACAGCTTCCGCTGAAAGACCTTCACGTCAGGGTCTATAAGTCCAAGCCGGGTAGCAATGAGATCCACAGCGTTGTACGGCCAGAGCGGATCACCGTCATTGGTAATCATGAGAAGAAGTTCACCTCGGCTCCACCCGTGGCAACGTGCTTAGCAAGGTACATACTCATTGCCACCATGAGTCGAGCCAGATCCTGCTCGCCCACGCCGAGCACAGGACGAGGCGGTACAGCGCTTCCCTGGGGAGTGAATCCACCCTGCTGAGCGATGCGAACCTTGCTCTGCATCTCAGAGTTGCCAGTGTTGCCTGGTGACCACATTGTCGCACCGAGACTGTGAACTGCGATGCGAGGCGGGTCGTCAACGATGTGGCGCTTCATTGCGCCAGTTCTCACGTTGATCGGATGCGCTCGCCCGCCACGGATCGCCACGGTAGCGTCAGCGAGCGGAGCCCACGGTCCCGTCGTGGCGTCCCCTTCGGATGCGAACCGGGCTTCTTCGGTTTGCCGGAGGATTGGGTCGGCGTAGTCCTGAAGATAGTCGTAGCCGAGGTTCTCGTCCTCGAAAGCTGTGTAAAGGCTACGCAGTATGTTGTCAACCTGACGCGAGTCACCGAGGATCTCGATGTCCACGTAGGGACCAGGCAGCGTTTCCTTCCAGGCATCACCAGCCACGGACCCACTCCGCCTCGCGTTCCCCGATGTTCTTGGGGAAGTTCGGGTCGAAGATCATGCCCTTCTTCTGGCCGGGCCAGAAACCGGTGAAGGCGTCGTAGAAGGCATCCACGTTGGACTGCTCTTCGGCATTATTGATCGCCGGGTTCTTTCGCTGGGCGCCAGGGTTCGGCAGCCGCACTGCGTCAAGTTCGTTCGCTCCAGCCGCAAGGGCAGCGAGCGCACCCTGCGCCTCCTTGATGAGGCTCCAGCCGTAGGCGTGAACAGTGCCTTGCTCGCCAGCGGACGCCACCGCCATGATGTAGCGTCCACTGGCGAGAAAGCGGTTGATCCGAGCGAGGATCAGTTCGACCGGACGAGGCAGGGCTCCACCGGCAGCCGACTTGGTGATCGGCGTCTCGTAGACGAAGCCCAAGGTGGCGTCGATCTCGTCGGCGGCATCCTCGAAGTACTTGTCGAGGTCAGTGGGATCGACCACCGGAACCCCGCCAAGCAGAGCCGAGTCGCTCGTCGCGTATGCCACCTTGAGCTTCCTCTACTTACTCGTTGTCGTCGTCGTCGTCGTCGCTGCTGCTGGCCGCGCTGTGGGAGCCGCGCTTGCGAGTGCTGGCCGGGACCGGCGGCAGCTGTGGGGTGTCGCCCGACTCGGTGTTCTCGTCGGAGTCCTCGACGGCCGAGTCCTCGGCGGGAACGGACGCCGTGCCAGCCTCGCGCGGACCAGCGGTTCCGAGCGAGGTGGACGGGTGCGGGGTGTGACTCGGGTGCTGGAGGACGAGAACGCGCTCACTGGCCTCCTGCTCCGCGTCAACGGTCGGACCTTCCTCAGCCTGAAAGGGCTGACGAAAGACACCCGAGTACGTCCGATACTCCGGCGAGACGCCGACGAAGCCCGACGTGTCCTGGTCCTCGACGGCGTAGGGAGCAGGTGCGTCCTTCTCCTTCACGTCCTCCGGAACCTCGGCCTCGTTGCCGTCGGCGTTGGCCTCAGCCAGCGAGTCGAGGTACAGCTCGTGACGGGAAGGCACCCGCTCCGGAGCCTGATTCTCTTCGGCCATGGTTTCCTCTCTCAGGTGGACCTTCCTGTGGTCAGTCGGACGGCCCGGTCGTACCCTCCCCGACAGAGGTTCGACCGGGCCGTCCTCAGATCACAGGACGGTGAGCGTGTACGTGTGATCCATGTACGGGAAGACCGGGAAAGCCTTGACACCAGAACCGCGGACGGTCTGCCACGGGTCCTTCGTCTCGACCTCCCACTCGTAGTACCCGGACTGCCAGTTGCCCTCGGGGTGCGGCGAGGTGAGGGTCTTAGCGAAGCCGATCTGCGTCTCGTCCACGACACCGAGCGTCGCACCCGAGGGCTGCGGCGCGGTGATGCCGAGATCCGCGTCGGTCGGAACGAAGAAGATCTTGTTGTCCGACGTGAAGCGGTTGTTCTGCATCGTCTGGCTTCCGACGGCGCGCGTCCGGTAGATCGAGTCGTACTCGATGAACTTGACGCCCGTCACGTCTTCCACGATCTGCTGTGCCCGCTGTGGACCCCAGCCCGGGAGCAGGTAGTTCGGGTCGATCGGGGTGGAAGGCGTGCCTGCCGTGACGCCAGCCATGGTCGTGAAGTGGCTGGACTTCCACAGCGTCATCAGGACTCGACGGCTGGTGATCGCACGACTGAACCGGAAGCCGTAGGTGTCGTACATCCACTGGTTCAGTGCGATGATGTCGCCGATGGGGTCGTGAGTCGTCCCGTTGTACAGACCAGAGGCCGGAGCCTGCTCGTGCTGGTTGGCGGGGCGACCGAAGTCCACGGTGAACTTGATCTTGCCGTCATTGTAGACGATCTTACCCGTCTCGATCGCCGTCATGATCAGCCACTCCATTCGGTTGTCGAGCATGGTGCGACGCCTCGCGTCGTCACGCACGACCTTGGACTGGAGGTCAGCAGCCGGGGACCAGTCGTCGTTGATGTAGCCCGACAAGCCCGACAGCTGCAGCGTCTGACCCTGGAGGGCCTGACGGATGATCAGGTCGTCCCGGTATCGGGTCACGTCGGACGCGGAGTACTCGTCCTTCAGAGCCCAGTCGATCACCGAGGCGCGACCCGTGCCGCTGACCAGCACGTCCTTCTGACTCAGCTCCGACTCCGCGTCTTCCGCGCGGGCCGGGGCCAGACCCATAGACAGGCCGTCCTTGATGTAGTCGAACAGCACGTCGTCGCTGGCGACGGACAGGAACGGCGCGATCTGGGTCAGACCGATGTGCCCTTCCGGGTACGGCCGCTCCCGGATGACGCCGAGGGCGACCTCCTTGCGGATCAGGCGGTCGAGAGGGAGCTGGCTCGTGGCGAAGTTGCTCCGCTGGCCACCACCCGCGAGGGGCATCGACATTCTCTTGTCTCCTTCGTTCAGTCAGTCGATGAGGGGGTTGGCCTCAGCGGAACCGGATGTCGAGGTTCTTCTTGGCGACCATAGCCGCCGCCGTGGCGTCGGACAGGGCCGCGAAGGTGCCGTCAGCCTGCTGCTCCAGGCACCAGCCCTGGACGACAGCCGCCTCGTAGACGACGCCGACCTCCACGTCGCGCTCGATGGTCTGCCACGGGAGGAAGGTGCGGTTGATGCCGACGATGTTCGCCGGGTCAGACCGACCATCCGTGACGCCCACGGTGTCGAGCGAGTACGGGCCAACCTTGCCAGCGTCAGCGCCGGACATGATCTTGGCGAGGACCGTGCCAGGCTGCACGATCTTCTGGTCGGGCCAGCCGTCGATGGTCTGGACCGGGATCGTCGCGGCCGCGAGGGTGGCGCTGTCCACCTTGAGGTCGCGCGTGGACCGAAGAAACTGGTTCTTGCCGAAGGGGGTGTAGAAGCCGCCACCCTTGGTGAAACTCGCCATGTCTCTGTCTCTCTCTCCTTGTTCCTACCGAGGGCGGTGGATCAGGCGGCCGGGCGGGAAGCCTTGAGCGCCTGCAGCTTCGCGTAGCTCTGGGTCTTCTCGATCTGCTGCTGCGACATCCCGCTGGTGCGGAAGGCCGCAACCGTCTCCTCCAGAACGGCCAGCTGGTCGTCCTGGGGGTTCGTGGTGTGCCGGTCGCCGTCGCTGCCAGCCGGAGTCTGCGCCGAGTGGTTACTGGAGCCCTGCGCGTGGTTACCGAGCTGGGGCAGGGCGGGCGCGTCAGTCCACTGCTCCTTGTAGGCGGTGAACTGCTCGTCCGACAGGGCCAGGCAGAACGCCTCGGCCTTGTCCTTGTTCGAGGCGAACATCTTCTTGCTCTCGACGAGGCTGGAGACGAACGCGAGTCGCGCCCCCTTGGTCGTCTCGCTGCGGAACTCCTCCAGGGCGGTGATGTGCGCCTGGACCGCCGCGAAGTCGGACACCTGGCGACCGTTCACTGTGAAGTTGAAGGTCGGGGCCGGACCCGTGGTCGGAGCCGCGTGGTCGGTGGTCTGACCGCCCGGCTGACCCTGACCCTGCGGCGTGACAGCCGGAGGAGCCGGGGGCAGCGGCGGGGTGGCCGGGTTCTGGGGGGCGCTGTCGGGCACTGCATTCTCCTCGCTCATAATGCTGAACTTGCTGCCGACCCCGTTGGCCGACGCGAACGTCTTGAGTCCCTCGACTGCCGGGAAGTCCACATAGGCGACGCCCTGATAGACCGGCCAGTACTCAGCCTCACTGTTGGAGGTCCAGCTACCGACCTCTGACGACAGGCTCTTCCACAGGCCGTTGTCGATCTTGTCCTGGGCGGTGGGGTCGAGGATCTGAAAGTCCGCCAGCAGGTACGTGTACCGCTGACCGTCCACGGGGTTGACCCGTTCCTCGGTCGAGAGGCCCGTGTGCCAGCCGATCAGGCTGTCCATGATGTCCGAGCCACTGGCGAAGAAGCCACTGTGACCCTTGCGAACTGGAGCGCCAGGCATGATGCCAGACTTGATCAGATGATTAAAGTTATCAACCATCTGCTGCATGTGCATATCTTCCCAGCTGTGCTGGATGCCCATGCTGTCACGGAAGGTGCCTGATCGGAAGACTGGGACGCCTTCGAGGTTCAAGACGGTTGTGCCGTCCGCGTTCGTCGAACGGTACTTGCGGACTGCCCCCGCTACCGAGAAGGAGGTGAACAGCGCGACGTTGCGTCGCGCTTCGGGGGCCAGGGTTGCGGTACTCATGTCGGGCGTCACCTTAGCCTTCGGATTGGGTGGTTGGCAACGATGCCCGCGTGCCGTTTTCGCGCGCCAGCACCTTCGGTTCTTCTATCGGCGTCAGAGCGGCATTGGTTCTGTTTACGATGACGACTTCCTGCCAGCGCAAGCACTCTCGACACAGGAGCGCCACGGTCCCACCGTAGAAGATTGTCTCACCAAAGATGCGGTTCTGCTTATAGACTCTTTGGTGAATGTACAGCCGACCCTTCTCGTCTACGCCGTAGACAGCCAAGAGTGGCTTGCGAGCACAGAAGCATCTCAGTTCGTGCTTCGTCTTCTCGCGGCGCGGTCGTTGACTAGGCAACAGTCTCAGCAACCTTGGCGAAGGTGTCACAGAACTGCTTGGACGACTCCCACTTGACCTCCGCCACGTCGCTCAGGAAGGCGGTCATCTTGGAGTAGTAGGCATCAGCCTTCAGCTGGCCAACCTCGTTTACCATGGCTCGCCGGTAACCGAGGTCAATCTTGGACGGATCAAACTCACCACGCTTGAATGCAGCCGTCACCTGCTGACCGACGCGGTTGACGATAGCCGTAGCCGTAGAGGACGTGCCGTCACCCGCGCCGTCGGGCTGCTGGTTGTCCAGCGGGTTCGCGCCCGCCGGGTCCTGGCCAGCGTTCGGGTCCGTGCCCGGATCGGTGCCGGGAGTCTCCTTGAGCTGACGGATCTCGGTCAGCGTGAGCCCAGCGATGTCGCCGAGCTGATCGAGGTCAACCTTAGCCTTGCCGCTACTGATCAAGGCCTGAACGATCGTATTGATCAGATCGCTGGACTCGTTACCCATCTTACGGAACTTAATGCGAGCCCTGGGAGCCTTGGGTGAGAAGTTGTAGTCCACCATCCGACTGAGCACGAAGTTGTCGATGTACTGCTTTCGGTCGCCGTTCAGGCTGTTGAGCATCCACAGGTAGACCTGCATGTGCCCCTGGCCGAGGTTGTAGCTACCAACATCGGCAGTACGGAGCAGCAGGATTGGCGTGAACAGACCGATCGACATTTCTTCATCGAGTCGCGTCATGTAACGCTCGAAGTCAGCACCACGCATCTGCGACTCGAGATATTCGATCTCGTAGTCATATGCCTTGCCAGATCCGCGCATCCCCTCGTCCTGGGGGTTGCGGTCGTTGGGCAGAACAACCGTGCTGCGGCTACGGATGTTCATAAGCATCTGCAGCATGTAGTCGCGCGAGTTCTGTGTCGTGCCGTCAGCCAGCAGGATGTCCTCGTCCATGGGAGCGCGACCGATTGGAGTCGGCTCGCCAAAGCGCTCGTAGTACCTGTTAGCGAACAGGTGCAACAGCATGGAGAAGAACCAGGATGTAAAGGCAGGCTTGAGCAGCTTAGTTCCGTAGTAGTCGCCGTGCGTCATCAGCATCGGGTACCACAGAGTCGCCTCGGCGGGCACTGGCCACGGTGAGCCGAACTGCTTGAGGCCGTCGTACACCTTGATCTTCGGAGGAACCTTACCTCCGGGCGGTGCGTAACCGTCAACGTACTTCCAGTTGACGAAGCACTCTTCCGGGATCAGGTCCTTGACCTTCGTAAGCTGAACACTCTTGCCCTGAATGTCATTGTCCCACTGGAGAACGTTCGGCGCAAAGCCTGCCCAGTGAGCTGTGTTCATGGATCGAGCCAGCGGCGTCCACATCTCGGCGAGGTTCTCCTCGCAGTGAGCGGCGATTTTCTTGTCGTCGCACTCGATGTGCCATTCGGCCTGGTGGAGCAGGAAGCCCAGCACCGCGAGCGAGGCGTGGATCTGGTAGTGGCTCGTCATCTTTCGGTAGTCCGAAAGCGTGAGGTTGTTCAGGTCAAAGCCGATGGTCCCACCGCCGGGCAGCTGCAGGAAGGTCAGGTCACGGCCCGCCCAGTTGCCGAACGCCTCGCCCAGCTTTGGCGGCGCGGCCTTGCGGTACTGCTGTGAACTGATCGGCCGACCGTACTGGTCGAGAAGGGACACTTCTACCTCGTTTCGCGGGGCTGCAATCTCCCTGGGAGACTCAATCCACCGAGCATGGAACCTGAGGGGGGAAAGCTTGGAAGAGCCGTACCGCCGTAGGGACCTGCGTGGAAAGGCAAACCTGGGATTTCGAAGCCTGTCGGTTCCTGCACCTTTGGGCGAGGCATGTCCCACTCGGGGTCCTGCGACGACCGGGGTGAGCGTAGCCCACGGCGGAAGGATCGGTCGCCCATGAGTGTCGTCACAACCCCGGCCATGGCGTCGGCCAGATCCTTGGACCCCTTGGTTGGGTGGTCGATCTTCTTGCCGGTATCCTCTAGCTGTGTCAGCTCTCGGATTGCGACCTGTTCTTCGTCTGCGTCCCCGATGTTTCGGTAAGTGGTGTAGGGCGGGAACTCGAGTCTCTCGTCGATGATCGCATCACGAAGGTCCTCGTATGGAAGCGTCGATCGGTCAACGCTGAGATTATCAGCGAAGAAGCGCTTCTTGCGAAGTTGCTGAATCGAGTCTGTGCTCTGGAATCCGTCATAAGTCACCCTGATAACCTTAAACTTGCGCTCATCCCGAAGGTCGTAGATTACCCTTCGGATGTCTGAGAGCTGGATCTCATATCCGGGCCGCGCCTTAACTCGATAGAGCATGTCGATGACGATGTAAGGCTTGTCCTCGCCGTCGATCTCAACGATGCCTTCGACATGACCCATCGCAAAGCCGAGCGCATCCCCATCAGGACTGGTAGCGAGGTCAATGTGGACACATCGCTTGCGGGGGTCATTGTCGGCACGGAACCAGCTTGCAATCTGGGGGCGGGTGACGGACTTGTCTATAGGCGAGTCTGACCCGTGTCGTTCGATCCACCGAGCACGGCAGCTCTCAATCTTTTCCACTGATCCGATGAAGGGGTCGCCAATCGCAGGTGGAATGCCAGCGAGATCACGTAGGGCCTTGATGGGGTCATTGATGAAACTCTGGCGATAAACAGATGGCACTTCAAAAACGTGCTCGACACTATTCGCAATGAGATCTCGACCCACTTCGTCTGGGACGATTTCCCTCCGCCGCGAGTCATAGAAAAACGAATCACGAGTACCATCCGATTTCAAGTAGCGCGGGTAAGACCAACCGCGCGACTCCCAGATGGTCATGCGAGTCGTGTGCGCCTTCGGGTCTTTACTGAATGAGTCGAAGGTCCGGGCAGCGAAGCCCTCGGCCTTCTTCATCTGGCCAATGACGACGATCAGTCCCCGGTCATCGTACCTGGATTCGATACGAGCGTTAATCGTGTCGTAGCCGATCTGAGCGTAGTCCTTATCTTTGGTTACCTTGTGCGAGTCTGCCTCGTCGATAATTCCGCCGAGGATGTTGTAACCTTCGAAGGTCGTCTCGGCACTGTCGCCAGGGAGGATCCAGATTTCCTTGGGAAACCGGATGGACTTGGTAAACTTCGGATCGTATGGGTAGTTGTTAACGAACCAGTCCGAGTGTTCGATCCTGGCCTTGACATCATCGAAGATGACCTGACGAGCCTGATCTTCCGACGTGCTCATCATCATAAAGGCGATACGCGAGCCAGGCAGCAGTCCCCAGAACTTCTGAGGATCTTTGAGACACAGAACCCAATGACACATGTACGGCAGGATAATGCTGGCAATCGTAGTCTTGCCAATACCGATTGCGCCTGTAATCATTGCGCGCAGGACAAGCGCGATGTTAGTGCTATTAACATCGTCGCCGAAGATTTCCAGCAGTGCATCCTTGATTCCGGGCCGCACCATGTCTGCGATATCGAGATAGCCCTCGCCGATGAACTCCATGATCGTTGCTGGACGCTCTTCGAACTCAGGATTCTGAATCAGCCAGCGCGCCTCGCGGTCTGCCTTGGCAAAGTCAAAGCTGGTCATTGAGGATCACGCGGCCTTGGGATCGTTGGAATACTGCGCACGCCGGCGCGGCATTCTTGGGAGCAGTAAAGCTTCTTGGTCTTTGTACTGTACCACTTGAAGTGGCTAGAGTGCTGCAAGATTCGGCAGGCGGGGCAGGCGCGGGATGTAGTTACTGCACTGCCTACCGACTGCATGACTACTCCTTGACGGTGCCCGAGGTTGGACTACCTGCCTTCTCCCAGCCGATTCGAGCATAGTCACGCACGACAGGACTAAAGTGCTGCGCCAATGTCCACGGGACTGTTCCCTTGTTGAGAATCAGTTGCCGCATGAACTCGTGAATCTCATAATGCCCGTTACAACAGACACTGATCTTATTGTCGTCCGTATCGGGGCCGCCCATGCCTCTCGGCCAGATGTGATGCTTCTCGATGGGCACCCAGGAGTGGTGAGTGTGGACAGCGCAGGTGTAGCCCATGGGCATTCTCGGGCTAACAGCGTGGCTGTGGCCAGCGTCCTGCAGGGTGGGCTCACTCATGCTCATGCGACCGTCCCTTCAATTGCAGCAGGCTGCGCGACAGACTCCATCGGGCCGTACATGCGCTCCATCATAGTTCTGACCATAGTAGGCGTGATGTCCTTGCGCTCAATGCCGGTAGACTCAATCGCCTTGATGACCTCAGACATGATCGCCTGAGGAGTTGCCCGCTCAGAGCCGACCGATACGGAGTTGCCAGCAACGTTGACGTTTACCTTCGGGCCAGCTCTGAGTGCGGGGTCGATGAGCTTCGCGTAGGTGACGCCATTCTTGAATAGTGCGCTGAGCATATTGGTCGTGTCGGGACTCATCTCCCCGAACTCGTCCTCGTCCTCGATCGCACGCTCTGCCCGTTCGGCCTGCTTGGCGAGAATCGAACTCAAGCCGTCGATCACTACACCAGAGTCTCGTGTCTGGAACATGCTTGCGAGAGATCTGTTGTCGCGTCCCACCGTACACACCGATCCTTCGCGGTACTGCTTACACGTATCCGTCAATGAGCAGCTGTCACAGCGTATCTTATCAGTGGGCAACACCGGAAGCATCGTAGTGAACGGACTCTTCGTTGTAGCGGGCGAAAAGTCTGCATCCGAGCTGTCGGTGTCGATCTCCGACGGGTCGATGTTTGGATTGCGACGAAATCTGCGGTTCATACCCTCGGTAAAGTTATCCGCAGCCCACAGTGCAGACTTGATCATATAGATGCAGCGATTCCGCGGAACCGACAGGTCCGAAGGCTTAAACCCGAGGAGGCTGATCCACTGCGGCAGTAGCATCGCCGCTTCATACTTGATCTCCTTGCCGGGTGGCAAGACGATCTTACCCTTCTGGGCATAGCTTCTGGGCTCGTAGTCAACCGACTTGAACCCCATGCCGAACAGTGCACTCCAGCCGTAGAGGCCGTGAATGTGGATCGTACAATCAGGGTAGTCAAGCTGAACATCGCGCACAGTCTTAATCATCGCCCGACCGCGGCCCGTAACCAAGTCAGGAAAGTCAGTCACAACAACGATGTGATCCTGGCCAAACACCGGGCGCTCACGCCCGGGGACACTGGAGTCCTTGCAGGCGTCCTCATTCTCGCCAGAGGGATTGGCGGCAAGTTCTTCAAGGACGCTAATGGCTCGCTCGTTGAGCATCGACACGACGGGGTAAACGGCAGTGGGAGTATCCTCGGTGCAGCCCGACTGATACTCAGCACAGCCCTGCTCCTCGTTGCCCACGTCCCATACCTTGTATGGGTGGCCAGCGAAGTACAGCTCTGCGTGCTTGAGTGGATCGAGCCGCTTCTTGAAAAGGTATCCACGATCCCACACAACCTGTCGATGGCCAGCCTCAACTAGCTCCTTGACATAGTTGTCGGGATTTCTAAAGAACACTTCAGTACGCTGCCGCTTTGACACTATCTCACCTCCCGCGAGTGATCGAACCCTAGCACGGGTGGGACGCCTGATACCACGGGCGCACAGTGAATAGACGCGAGGGTGAGAGCGCGATAGCGTATCGGCGCGGTTCCTTGCAACCCCTATGCAGGGGGGATACGGTAGTCGGGCGGTCACGTTCCTCCGATAGTGCGGATAGGACGCCTCGGAAGGGTGACTGGCAAGTGAACATAGGATAGGGGGACCGCTTGTGTCAACTTCTGTACTGGTCAATCTTATGGCCAAGCACTTCATCGCACGACCTGACGTGAAGGCAGTTCAGCACGCTGACGGCTCTTATGCCCCGACCCGTGGCGCGGGGTGGAAGCGAGCAGACATCGAAGCACACCTCGCGGGGGAGGCAACGTATGGACACTATCTGCTCAACACAGACGACACCACCAAGCTCATCTGCTTCGACGTGGATCTACGCCACACACGGAAAGAAAATGGTGCTGATGTGCCTGACGGCTGGCTGCCCAGTGCTGGCCTGGACGGAATCGAACCTTATGACGGGTTTACCAGTGCCAACCCTCGCGCCGTGTGGGCGGATCGTAGAGATGTTCGTCGCAACTACCTAAAGTACTCGATGCGGCTGATCGCGCATGTGTTCGCGGAGCGCATCCAAGCAGAACTGGACGTGCCTGTAGCCTGTACCTATTCGGGCAGCAAGGGTATCCATGTGTATGGGCTCACTGGTAAGATCAGCGCCAGCGATGCTCGTGACGGTGCCATGATTGTCATTGACTCGATTGGTCAGTTCGAGATCGAGCGCGGCGATTCACTCTTCAAGTACTCGGGCAACGATACGGAAAATCCGTTCGTCAACTTCTCGATCGAGGTCTACCCCAAACAGTCCAGCTTGGCTGGCAAGGACTTGGGAAACCTGCTTCGGCTCCCCCTGGGCAGGAACAACAAGAGCAAGGACCCGACGTTCTTCATAGACATGACCGCACCATTGGCCGAGATGAGGCCGATGGACCCGGAGTGGGCTCTCACTACTGCTTCTCCGTGGAAGCAGCCGGGCGAGTGAGCGGACAGTACCTCAAGCGCAAGCACTTCTGTTGCCCCCCGCCCGTGCGCGGACATGGCGATCTGTGGCAGTGTGAATGCGACAAGATCTATCGCTCTAGTTCGCCAGGTAATCCGAATTATGACAGATGGATGCGCGTCTACTGGCTAGGACGCCTGTTGCGGGGGATCAAGTGACCGAGGAGACTACCCTTCAGCGGAAGGTCCGCGAAAGACGCGAACGGTTAGCAGCCGAAGCGGCGACAGCTTCAGGCTCAACCACCGCTCGAGGGATGGATGTCAACCCCGAGTTTTCTGATCTGGTCCCCGACGCCGACTCGGCATACGAGCGGTCTGATGCCGACCTGACGATCGACAGACTGATCGAGAACCTGGATGTTGTCGATGCGTACCGTCGGTGGATTCCGCACAAGACGATCCCGCCATTTAGTGCCGCCAAGCGCGAAGGCATCATGGTTCGCTGCCCTCGCCCGGATCACACTGACAATAACCCTTCTGCGTGGATCAACCGCGACAAGGGTACATGGTACTGTGGTGGCTGCGGTGAGGGCGGAGATGCGCTCGATCTGGCCAGTTTCTACCACGGGATCGGCGACTACAAGCACGGAAAATCTTTCGGACAACTTCGTGAACGAGTCGCAGCCGATCTTGGCTATCGCATCATCACGGCACCTGGCGTCAAGAACCCGCCAGTCGTGGCGGTTGCTCCACCCCCCGCTGCACCGGAGCCCGTGGCCGAGGCGCCCGCTCCCCCAGCCCCTCCCCTGCCGCCCGCCCCAACACCTGTCCCGGTGGCGGTGGATGTAGATACTCGCCCTTATCCAGAGCCAGACTCAACAACATGGGGTCATGTCAATCCAGAGGCTGAGCCTCTCGCAACAGTCACGAGCATCTATGGCGATGATGTCGAGAATGATGATATCATCCTGCCGACGATTGACTGGCGGCCGCTCGTCACACCAGGAACTTTTCTCGATAAGTACATGCAACAAACGATCATCGACGACGTTCCCGAGGAATACAACTTCTGGAACGGCCTCGCTGCGATCAGTATGGCAATCGGGCGTGATGTCGCCCTGGCCGACCGTAAGCCGGTGCTGGGCAATCTGTTCATGTGCATCGTCGGCAAGTCAGGTGCAGGGAAATCCCGAGCGATCAGTCATCTCACCGATCTGACTGGCATGGCACTACCCTATGATCCATCTGATCCGATGGACCGAGGCGTCAAGACGATTTCGACGCCCGGGTCTGGTGAACACCTGATTCACCAGTTCTCCAAGCCGATTTATGACACCTCGGGTGCAAAGCCTGTTATCATCGGTTATGCGCCAGTACGTGGCATTGTGGACTTTGACGAATTGTCTGCACTCGTGTCGCGCACCAATCGTCAGGGCAGTACACTCAAGACGAATCTCATGCAGTTCTTCGATGGTCGCAAGGAGGTTACCAGCGGCTCAATGGCTCATGGCGACCTGCGAGCAAGTATGCCATACGCATGTGTTGCTGCCGGTGTTCAGCCCAAGGCGCTACCCGATCTAGTTAGTGACAGCGATGCTGTAAGTGGATTCTTGAACCGCTGGCTGTTTGTGACTGGTACACCAAAGAAGCGCATGGCAATCGGTGGAGTCGTCGTAGACATCCGTCCGTGTGCGCCTCCGCTTCAGGAGATTCACGAGTGGGCGAACGGACACGGCATGATGCTGTGGTCGGACGAGGCTGCCGAAGAATTCACGTGCCTGTTCGAAGAGCGCATCGACCCACTACAGCAGAGTGATGACACGGACCTGTTCACTCGCATTGACCTGCTCTGCAAGAAACTGTGCCTACTACTCTCGGCCAATGAGATGCTCGACGAAGTATCTCGCACTATTGTTCTCAAGGTCGAGGCAATCTTCGACTATCTCGTAGCGATCTGGAACGTCCAAGCAAAGAGCCTTGGAAACACAGACGAGAAGCTGTGCGAGGAGCGGATCATCGACCTGCTCAAGCGGAAGGGTCCAGAACAGAAAGACGGCTCGCTGCAGATCGGTTACATCGTCTCGATCGTCGGCAAAAAGTATTCACGCAAGATGATCGAGGAGTGTCTGCGTCGGCTGACTAATCTTCATGTCATCGACTCCTACGTTCCCCCCGCTCCCAAGATTGGCCGCCCCCCGAAGCCCCGCTATCGCCTGGTGAGTGAAAATGACTGACATGGACCGACTTGAGCGAGACACCGCCGACGAACTAGCTGACGAAGAGTTCAGTACCCGCAAGCACTACTCGCGGTCTACCTACAAGGACGGGTGCCACGGGCCGCTGTGCCTGAAGGCCGAACGTGACAAGGCAGCTCGGCGTTACCGGGCCAGAAAACCCGATAAGGACACCAAAGAACGTACTGCTTGGCAGATCGCCCGGGATAGCTACCTGGAACATGTGATCCAGCAGTACGGCCTGCGCTCTGAAGCGCAGGCCCGTACAATGGCAGAAGCTGTCTAGTAAGCCCCATGGGGGTCTAGCCAGTCATCTACGAACAGCTGCCACCAAGTTCTCAGTCTGCTGAACACTGGCCTTCCTCCTCTCCATAACCTCGGCCTGTCGGATTGACCGTCCTATGATGACGGCGACCGGCAGGCCGAGCGCTACCCAGATCGCTGCACCGATGATGAACCAATACATTCAGTCCTCCACTGCTGCGGGATGAGCCGATGCGCCCTCGTGTAGCCAGGGCGTGACGACTAGGAAGTTGCCTTCGATTGTGTACTCACGGGCCAACTTGCCATGGCAAATCGCACATGACCCGCTAACCAGAAGTTGTTCTGCGCCTGGCATGTCTCGCTTGGAGAGTGCCCAGCGGTGGCGACGAGTCGCTTCAAGTTCTTCGGCGCTCGGTGCTTGCCTCTGCTCCGGAAGTGTGATGGTTTCTGCTGCGGTTTGCACACTGCCTCCTCGTTATGAGGCGGGAGGTGGACTCGCCCGTCCGATAGTTCACACCGTTTGCTGTAACTCTTAAACCGGGTGTTCCACCAACACCCGCAGGGGTAAAGCAGGTGCCCATCGACCCATGGGGGGCGCGGACGCCGCTGCCCTAGCATCGCTCGCGGGGCTCCTGTCGGGAACCCCCAATCGGCCAGGATTCTCCCGACGCGGATCGGTGGTCGCCCCTGTGGTGGTAGATCTCGAGGCACGGATCGAGCTGAGTGGGATCGCCACATGCGACACCGGCACACCAGATGCAGACCAGACTCGTGTGACACTTGCCGTGCCAGTTGTACGTGTACAGCCGCAGGTCGTGACGAGCGCCGGGCACGTCCACGCAGGCGATGACCTCTAGCTCGCCAGCGTGACGAAGCTTCTCGTGGAAAATGCCGTTCTGCTTGGTCATCTCATCAGGAGTCATCACTACCGAACACCCTTCCCGCTTTACAGCTCTTGCAGGTGACAGCTTCACGAAACCCCATGTAAGAGTACACGCCATTCTTGGAGGGCTTGCAGCGCAATCGCCACTCGCTCACCGTCTGGCCATTCACATCTCTGAGATGCTCCACGAGAACGTGCATCAGGTGACTACCGTTGTAGGTGTGCGAATCAACTCCCGCAACCTTGCCAACCGGTAGCTTGACCTTTACTTTAGTCCGCAAATAGCTATTGCGGCTGTCAATCCCAGGCATCAGTCAGATTCCAACGAACGAAGATTTGACCGAACCAGCTTGTGAAGATCTTCTTCGTCAAAAGGCAATGCCAACTGGCCCTCGACAGGCCATACACTGGCTTGCTGTGTAACGATCTTGACAACACAGGGATTACAGTGATCGCTGTCCATAACTTCCCCCGAGGGTCCGATAGTTCTATGTGATGCGCTCTACCATAGTCTACTGCAAAATCCCCGGAAGAGCGCTGAAAACACTATCTGGAAAGGAACTATTACTGAGATTCCTGTGCTGCCCGAACTTTCTGTTCTTCCCTCACCAGATAGTCGCGGTACGGTGTCTGGTCGATGAACTTCGGATCTGTAGGTCGGTACACCGGCAGACCCTGCCGCAGGCGCTTCTCATCTGCAGCAGAGTCTACTGGCAGGCCGGCGTGGCCCATGATGTCCATTTAGCGCCACTCGTGCCCAGGGTTCGTAGCGGGTGCTGACAAGCTGTTCTTGTCGGCAGCTCGCCGGAGCAACTTGGCGCGGAGCTTCTGATCTACGATCTCTTCGATGAGCTGCTCCATAGCCGGGTCGATCCCCAACTTGGGTGCCTCATTACGGATCGCATACACCAGTACAGCCCCAACGAAGCCTGATCCAATCCCGTCCCAGAGACTCGCCCACGTCAGAGTATGCCAGTCGAACGACACAATCGCAGGGGCAAGCCCCGCGAGAGCCCCGGAGGCCACAAAAGCGATCACTGCTTTACGGGCGCGGGCAATCCACGCACGAACGCCGGTAGAGGGATCGTTGGGAGCGGCGTGGTCGGCCACTCCGTCGCGCTGCTTCGCCCGTTCCAGGCGGCTGATGTGCTGAGTCATGTTCAGTCTCTCCCTGGGACATGGCAGATCATGCCAATGTAAGCAAGGTCCCCTGGTGTGACCTTGCCAGCTGGACGACCATCCTCGAAGATGTGGAGTCCCTGGTTAAGGTAAATCGCATCCACAGCCTGAGAGCAGATCAACGCCTTGCTTCTCGCAACTGCACTGCCCAAGGGCGTACAGTTCCAGTGAACAAGGTCGAGTGCGATGTACGGATACGTCAGCCAGCCGTAGGAGACGCCCTTGCGACTGCGAGCATCCTCCACGATGCCCTTGCGGACAGCTGGGTCCATGTTGTTCTGAGACCACGCGATCGGCCCCTTTCGTGCGTACAGTTCTTCGAGAGTGCGGATCTTCGCTCCGCCCGGTTCCGCCTCGAAGATCTGACCGTTGTCGAGCATGATCCCGGCATGACAGTATCGAGACCAGTCACCGACTAGCGCTTGTCCGACCCGAATCCCCAGCCCGGTGACACCTCCGACTTGTGCGACGAAGAAATCACCGGGCAGGGGGACCGGGACCGCAAGGTCCGTCATGGGTTCAGAACCATGTTACGGCCGCGCGAGGCGGTCGTAGTCGTCAGCCCAGATCTGCTCCGGGTAAGGCTGGCCGGAGTAGAACCTGTTGTGCCAGATCCGCGCAGCCTGCGTGCTGTACGGAGCCTGGAACTTTCCATCAGCCCAGCCGGAGTTCTGCCAGGAGCTAGCGGGAACCGACGTGCAGTCGTGGTAAATGAGCCACTGCTGCACGTTACGGACGAACGGCTGCTCCGAGGGGTAGAAGCCGCCATGCGAGGCGGCAGGACCCTTGATGTCTCCGACGTACCCACCCTTGCCGAACGGCCACACCAGGCGCGGGGGAGTTGCAGGGGAAGGTGGTGGCACAGGAGACGGGCCAGGCTGCGGCACGGGCTGGGCGCCACTGAGCAGCTCCATGAACTTGTCCCACGGGAAGTTCGGTCCTGGGTCCCAGTGAGTTGACTGGTGCCAAGCCTGTGAGACATCGACATGCCCACAGATACCGTGCTTTCCGGCCAGGAGGTCCGCGACCGACAGCTTGACCTTCGGGATCTTGTATCGGTCACAGAGGTCATTGGCACGCGCCGCAGCCTTCTCGACGGCAGGCCAGACCCGATCGTCGAGCCACTGCTCGCGAGTGAAGGTCGGCTCGCTGGCGATCTCGATGCCCAGCGAGTGCTCGTTGGGCGGCGCGTGCCAGGCGATGGTGTCCTCGGGGACGCAGTGCTCCTCGTTGGCGTCGTCCACGACGTAGTGGGCAGAGCCACCAGTCGAGGGGCGCGCGAAGTACTCCGCGACCGAGTGAGCCATGCCCGACGCACTGGCTCCAGGGAAGCCTCCACCGACAGTCGAGTGGATGACCACTCGAGTCGGAACGAGGTTACCCTGTCCCGAGTCGTTGGCGGCTCGGACGGTGATCTTCGGTTCACTCATGTTCTCTCCTTTTCAGGCCTGGTTCTTGCGCCAGGCCAGATACGCCTCACAGAAGGCATCCAGCTGGGAGTACGGGAACGGGTTATTCTCCACGGGAGGCTCGGGCGTCGGCTCGGGGGTAGGAGTCGGAGTCGGCGTCACGGGGGGCTCTGGTGTGGGGTCAGGCTCAGGGGTGGGCTGAGGGGTCGGCTGGGGCACCGGCTGCTGCGCCTCCTTGAGCTTAGCCAGCATCAGCGCCCCATCAGGCACGCCAAAGCCGGTCACCTTGTCGCGGCCCGGACCTGCACGGAAGGCCCCGTTGCTGCCTGCCGTCACGTCGAAGCAGACACCCGGATTTGCCAGGATGGTCTTCTGGAAGTCGAACGGGCCGACTAGGCTGCTCAGATTTACACTGAGTGCGGCCATGAGTGGCGCCACGGCAGATGTCCCGCCGATGACGACCTGCTGGCCGTCCACGGTGATCTCGTAGCCGGTCACCGGGTCGGCATTGCCCGCGATGTCAGGCACCGCGCGACCGGGGAAGACCACGCTGTCTCCGCCGCCCGTAGCCGAGGTGCGCGAGTTGTCGTTCCAGGTGACCTCGCTGGTCCTTTGGCCCGCCGGGTTGACCTGCAGCCTGGTGCCACCGCAGGCGACGACGTTGGGGCTGCTGGCCGGAAAGTCCACATGGTTGCCGGTCTCGCCGTCACCAGACCCCTGGTCACCTGAGGCGCAGAACACGTTGATGCCCGCGAGCTTGCACAGGCTAAACAGCGTGTCGTACTGCTTGCAGGTGTTGGTGTCCCAGGAGTCTTCCGGGCCACCCCACGAGCAGCTGATAGCGTCGCCGCTCTTGAGGTTCTTGAAGCACCAATCGAAGGCGTCATAGAAGCCCTGGTCGGTGTTGGGACCGAACACGACGACGACGTGCGCCCTGGGAGCCGCCTCGAGGACGACCTCCACGTCGAGCATGACCTCGCCGTCAGCCCCATTGGGGCCGTCGCTGACAGGCTTGATCCCGTCCGTGGTGGCGATAGTGACACGGCTGGCGTCACTGACCTTGAGGTCAGCCTTGTTGACCGCGCCTCCCAGCTCGACGATAGCCACAGTGCGGGGCTCTGCACTGGGCTCGGGGAAGTTGTACGCAGATGCAACTTGAGCGGCCGTCAGTGACCGCGTGGCTCCGCGCGGTTTGACGATGTTAATGCCTCGCTGTGCAGACAAGGGGTGGTCCTTTTCTGTGAGATGTCTGTGCAGTCTGACAGGATAGGCTCGCTGTCAAGGGCTAGCGGGTGGTGTGGGCGGCGTGGGCGGGATGATCGCGCCTGTCAGCGTCGCATGGTCGGTGAGCCCAGACATGACCATCCCGAAAGCGTTGAGCATCCTCAGGATGATCTGAGTACGCTCAGTATCAGTAAGCAAGTTCCAGCCTGCAGTCACGGCTGCGATATCAGCCTGCAGTTGTGCCTGAAGGTTCGCGGCCTGAGAGAAGATCCCCTCAATACCCTGCTGGGCTTGGGTAAGAACTGGAGGCAGAACAACAGCAGCCTCGTGCCAGGCAGAGTCGACAGTTAGCTCCTCGGGAGTGGCGGGTCTCCGCTCGATCTCGGCACCGTCTTTCCAGTGGACCCAATCGGTGCCGTTGTCGTCTACTCCCCACCATTCAGTGACCGTGCCGTCGTCTGCGGTGATCTGAGTCTTCATATCTGTCCTTACGGGAAGATCTGAGTTGAGCCGACGTACATCTTACTGACAGGATTGGCCCCTACGTAAGCCTTCGCCAGGGTGACAGCTCCGACCTTGGCATTGTTGAGTGTACTAGCCGCAGCGTTACTCGGGATAGCGATAGTGTAACCAACACCAGTTGCTGCAGCAGAACTTGCGCCAGTTTCGCCGCCGTATGTACCAGCTGCGCCAACAATCTTGAACTGATACTCGATCGACATGAACGGCGAGGCATCCCCAGCGACTACCCTGCCACCTTGGGTGTACCCCGCCAGGAGGCCGACGTCTGGCACTGACGATGCCGAGCGGTAAGCAAAAGCCACTGCCACTAGTGCTCCAGCTGGTACGTTGGCAATCGACGGCACGGGCTCGTTAGTATTACTGGCCGTGTCGATGTTGGTGGCAGTTAGTACACCTGTGCCTGTTACTCCAGAGTATACTTCCATCTCGGCTAGACACTGAGAGGCCACATTGAAGTTGATTGTCACCGATCCGGCAGAGATATCACTGGCATCCAGCTGCTTATAAAACAGCCACGCTACGCTGTTGCCACCGTTGACATCACCGACTGAATTCGGGCAAGTCCACCCTGTCGGTACGCTTACGAGACCAGTTGTAGGCTTGAGTGATTGGGCAACCAGTACAGCCTCATTGCCAGCCTGCGCTCCCGCAGGAATCGGCACGGTAAGACTGCTAGCAGTAGCTGTGCCACTGCCGGAGGTGACACTCGAGGATCCGACGTATGTGGGCATCGACTCAGCCGACAATCAAGTACAGCGTGTTAACATCCGGCGTTGCCAGCGCCGTGAAGTTAGCCTGGGTGATCTGAACGACGTTGGTGATTCCAGTACCAGTCACCATGCCGGGGTGTGTGTGATTGCCAGCGGCAGCTTGCTGTGAACCAGTGCCCAGGGTTCTAATAGATGCGGTACCTGCGGCCTGATCAGCAGTAACTCTGGCGTCGTTACCCTGGACTGCAGTGCCAGCCGCTGCGCCGTACTGGACACTCAGCGTCCGGTCGGCCGAGAGATCCCCACCTCCTGACAGGCCAGTACCTGTAGAAATCTGCCGGGCTGGCAGTACAGCTGGCGTGGAAACCGTCAAGAGGTTGCCAGCGTCGTCGTAGGTAAGTGTGATACCAGTGCCAGCGACCAACAACGCCGCCACAGTATCCTGTACAGACTCGGATAGGTCTGCAATATCTGCCGATACCGGCTTCCAGTCGCCAGCCTTGGCAGTGCCAGCGGTAGCACCCAGCACCAGACTACTGGTGCCTGCGCCAATGTCTCCGCGGGCTGTGGCTGCGTCCGGTGCAGTCAGAACTGATCGACCCACCGCCGAACTGTCAGTAATGCTTGCAGCGGTGATTGTGCCCCCGCCGGAGGAGGGGGTGACCCATACGGTGTCATAGTCGGAACTACTAGACTTGGCCAACACTTGACCAGTTGTGCCGCCAGCTTTAAGCGCCACTAGCGGCAGCAAGAGCTGGTCAATCTTTTCCTTAGTGTACGTCAGAAAACTCATTTAGTTTCCCTCGCTAACTAGTTGGAATATCGGGGTGAGTGACACACAGCGGCCCTTTAGTGGCAGCAGGTCAGGCGAAGCCGAGGGCCTGGAACTTGGCGTAGACCTGATTGGCCACGATCGTGTAGCCGGGCGCGAGCAGGTGGACGCCGTCGTAGCGCAGCGACGTGGGGACGGTGTCGTTGGCGATGTCGGCGGTGTCCTGCGTGGTCGGGGTGATCCCGGCGTCGGCGAGGCCGTGGTCGATCAGGTACCGGCGGACGTCGAAGAACCGGTCGCCGTAGATCGCGGCGAGCTGCTGGTTCAGAAAGACGATCTGGTTGTAGCCGACGCCGCCCAGGTACTCGGTGGTGAAACCGCCGTTGTGGACGCCGATGATCACGTACTTGCCGGTGGTGCAGACGGCGACCATCGCGGCGATGTCGGCCAGCACCGTCGTCGGGTCGGCGTAGTTGTTGTGCCCGGCCCAGATCAGGAAGCTGGAGCCGGGCAGCGCCCCGCCCAGGTCGAAGGTGACCGGCACCGACCCGGCGGCGGGGACCGCGCTCCCGGCCTCGTGGCGGGTGAAGGTGCCGCCGACGTGGAACGTGCCATGCACTCCATTCAGCGAGCCGGAGAGGTCACCGCCCTGCGCCGACGGGACGCCCGTGGACGTGGTGACCGACACGACCCCGGAGGCGGGGATCGACCCGCCGGTCACGGTCGCCGTGGCGGCCACCGCACCGGCCCGGTTGGCGATCTGGGTGGAAATCTCGCCGCCGACGCCGAGGTTGCGGATCGTCTTGCCGATCAGCCCGCCGAGCACGCCCGGGTAGTTGGTGCCGCTACCGCCGGTGCCCGCGGTCAGCGAGTCGCCGAGCGCCGCCCACTGGCCGGTGTCGGTGATCGACGCGAAAGTCGTGGTCACGACGACGATGCCGGTGCCGCCGTCGCCACCCTTGCCGGAGTTGTTCCCGTTGAGCGCCGCGCCACCTCCTCCACCACCGCCGCCGGGCTTGCCGCCCTGGGCGCCGGCCTGCGCCGCGCCGGTGATCGACGCCGCACCGCCGCCACCGCCCGGGGCGGGCAGGGTGACCGACGGGGCATCGAACGTCGAGGGGGCCGCGCCGCCCACGATCCCGGCCTGCCCGGCCTGGTTCGAGGTGAACCCGGTAGCGCCCGCTCCGCCGCCGTTGGAGGCCGCGTCGGCGGAGGTGATGCCACCACCGGCGGCGCCGCCGGTGCCCATGTACTGCCCGTTGGTCTGCGACCCGGTGCCGGACGAGCCGCCGCCCGCGCCGCCGGTGGTGGAGGCCGCGCCGCCGCCGAGGGACTGGCCGATGCCGCCGACGAAGTTGTTGCCCGCGCCGCCCGCACCTGCGGCGTTCGTGCCGCCCGCCCCTGCTGCGCCACCGGCGACCGTCCGCACGTACAGGCCGAAGGAGGAGGTCCCGCCCGCCGCACCGGCGTTACCGTTGGTGTCGTTCGCGGTCACCGCCGCACCCCCGGCGCCACCGGCGCCGACGGTCACGGCCACCGTGTCCGTCAGGTCCGAGCCACGCAGCACGACGCGCGACATGGCGCCGGACGCGCCGCCGCCGCCGCCGCAGCGCACCGTCCCGGCGGCGCCGCGACGACCGGAGCCGCCACCGCCACCGCCGGAGATGGCCACCACCTCGACCGACACCGCGCCCGCGGGCCGGGTCCAGGTGCCGGAGGTGGTGAACACCTGAATGTCGGCCGGTCGGGGGTAGTGAGCGTCATAGGCCGCCCCTAGTGTCACTCGGGCGGTACTACTACCATCCTGCAAATCCCCCACTGTGACGACATCACCAGTTGCGATACCGTCAGTGAAAGTCGCTGTTCCGTCGCCGTTGTCGGTGATCTGAGTCGTCGGCGTCCAGCCCATGTCGTAATCAGCTGCAGTCAGCTTGACAGCGACTTCACCAGGATTACCCCCAGCAGGCATCCCAATCCCAGGAGGACCAGGATCACCAGGCGGCCCAGGTAGTCCTCGCTGGATGATAATTCCGGGGCTAACCGCGACCGGCGTCAGTTCGGCCAAGTCGTAAATGAGCCCCGATTCACCCGAGAAGTCAAAGCTAGCCTTGGTGTACTTGCCGACCTTGAAGACGGCCTGCCACGTCCAAGCTTGGGTCGTGAGCCCCGAAGAGTTTGGGCAAATCAGCGTAACCCAGGAGTCACCCTGAGCGTTTCGCAGGATCCCATCGGCTTCGACAGTTGCGGTAACACTGTCCAAGAAGAGGCTAGCGTTGCCGTCAGTCGACAGAAGAGTGTTCTCAGTTACTCGGGGCGTAAAGGTAACAGTCCCGCCCACAGGGAGAATGTCCGGCAGATCGTCGATGTCGTCGGTCGCATCTGCGACGCCCTGAAGAGTCTTCCACGTCACCCTGAAGGTGTCGAGCCCCTGGGGCAGTGCCATAACTTTGGGTCCAATCTGACTCGCGTGCGCGTGCGCTCAGGTTACTCGACCCGTCCAGCATTGGCATATGGCACAGATTAACAGCCCCAACCTGGCAATCAGCTGTGGGTGATACAGGTGAGAATCCATTTCATGATCCACATGATCTTGGTCGAAGAATTGGTCAAAGAATTATGACATTGGTCGAAAAATTATTGGGGTTTCTAAACTACGTTCCTTTCAGGCTGTCCTCATCCGGCCAAAACCAGTCCTCAGGGGGTAACTTTTTGGATGATCTACAAGGGATACAGTCTGTCGGCACGCCTTGTGGTGGTTTCACCACGACTTACCTGCATCGTCAGTGCCACTGGTACCGGGAACCGGCTATCAAGATCAAATAGTTTCTCGACCAGCCGGTCGAGAAACTCCCGATTTGGTCGAGAAACTACGGGGGCCGGTCGGGGAACGTTTCGCAACCTAGTTTCGCAACCATTTCTCGACCTCCTAAAAGCGCAGGTCAACACGGCGATTCGGGGGTTTTTTGATTGTTCGACCGAGCGTCGCTTACACACACACACACACGGGGTCGCTCACACACATCCGGGGCGTTCTTACACGGGGTCCGGCCGTTGGGGGGGATGCCGGTCGAACTAGTCTGTTTAGTCGAACAATTCGCTGACCTGCGGTTATGTTAAACGATCATGGTCGATAAACCCGTCCATCAGGTCAAAGAATAGTGAAAGAATCCTCACGTAGGTAAATAAATTAAAAAAATCACTCTATATATATATATAAGAGAGCTTATACTCAAGCTCTCTGAGAGTCTGCGAGTGTTCTTGTACAGAGTCTCTCTAGTTCTTGGGAGACTAGACTCTATGACAGGGGGCTATGGATGGGGAAGATAGCTTTGCTGACCCTAGAAGGAATAAAGGGCGACAAAAAGTTTTGTGTGCGTCGCTTGTGGTCAAAGGGCGCGCGGCGTACCGGGGGTCTGGATTTTCTGACCCGGGGGCATACGCCCCGGGGGTATGCCGTTTGCATGGGGCATGCAAGAACATTCGTTCTACATGCAATTGTGTGGCGCATGCATGTCGGCCGCTATCGCACCGTTAGAACGTTTGTTCTAACGCCCGATAGGGCACGCTATCGGCACGACACGGCCCATTAGAACGTTTGTTCTAACGGGCATAGCTATGCGCCATGCCGCATCGCCATGCGCGGGTACCGGGCCGTTAGAACACGCGTTCTAACGGTGTATGGTGCACCCAATTGCACGCCGCATGCATCCCGCTAGGTGTCCCATAGAACGGCCGTTCTAACGTAGGTCTACCTAGATACATGGGCCGCGCCATGACATGTCGCCACAACCGCGCACACGCCCCGCATGGGGCATTCCTAGCTAGGTCGCACTACCCCGTTAGAACGATCGTTCTAACGCAACGTAACCGAACAAGTCACAATCAGTAGGGGCCACAATGTCATGGCACAAATCCACAACCGACACGGGTCACGTTTGGCACGTTCTAACGGGTGCGACACGCCAATTAGACGGTACGTTCTACCCATGGCAAACGGGACGACGGAAACGGGACACACCGCACGCGGTGTAGAACGAATCGTCTAACGTGTGCTATGATCTACCCATGGACGCGCCGCACGACTAGCGCGGGCCATACGATGTTCTAACACCTACACATGGGGTACGTTTGCGCGCCGCTAGTTCGGCACGTAGAACGCGCGTTCTAATAGCTAGCGCCATATATCAACACGCGGCGCATAGGTCCGGGCGGATACAATGCCGGACGGCAATCCATTAGAACAACCGTTCTAAACACGCCGGGTTGACACGCAAACGGACCACATGATAGGGTGGTAACACACCGAAAGAACGGATCGGACGACGTAGCGGGTAGTCTATCTACCGGGCCGCGCGAGTCCTAGTGATGACATAACGGGCCATACCCATGGCCGGGCCGTGTGGTCCGTCACTAAAAGTCCGGTAGGATTCTATCGCGCCTAACATGGCCGGAATGGGCGACACTACGGGGTGGAGTCGGGGATACACGTAAGTCCCGATGCATACCCGCACGGACCCAGACCATGCTAGACTCGGTAGTGCCCGACCGGGCAATCACCCCACGAATGGGAGGCATGTAAGTCATGGGCGACCTAGTTGACATCACGTCCGTTAGTCCGGGCACGATGATTCACTACGAGTACGATGCGGGTGCGGGTAAAGTCACCATAGTCGGCATCGTCGGCCCATTCATGGGCATGGCAGAATTGGGTAACCAGGGCGTCAAGATCCACACCGGATCAGGGCCGCGCTACGTGTCCCGACTCGCCCGTGTCACCGTCCTAGACTAGTCCCCCAAGATCTAGTCGGCCCGATTGCATCGCGCCTAGACTTGCCACAAGTCACGGCATAGGCTAGACTCGGTGTTGTCCGACCGACGGACATTACCCCACAATTGGGAGGAAAGGTGTCATACCAGCGCGCCCCGCGAAAGCCGGTAGTCACGGCTCGTGAGGGTATCAAGGTCCGCGTCATGGCCGACATGATCCCGCTGACCGCCGAAGAGCACGGGCAGAAGTCCGCCCACGGATTCCGGCCGGTCACAATCACCGACCGGGACGGATTCCAGCGAGTCAGGGCTGGTTGGGAACTGACCGACCGCAAGACTCACGGGATCAACGTGAGCGCGCCCACCGAGGGCGCGGCCCTCCAAGAAGTCATGGAGCGAGTCACGGGCGGCTGGGTCAACTACGAGGGCCACAAAGTCCGCACCGTCTCGATGGGCGACCTCCCCCTGGGTGGACTGCCTCGACCGAAGCCCGACGATCACCCGTCGGCCAAGGAGGAGCGTAAGCTCCGTGCGGCGGCGCGGTCGGCCAGTCGCGCCGACAAGCGGGAGGACCAGTCCCAGAGGACGGGCATGAGTGACGCCTACCTCCGGGCCGTGATCCAGGCCCAGACGGGCCGAGTCTACGCCGGGCCGATCGACCGCAAGATGCGCGCCATGATCCTCGACGTGATCTCTAACCAGGAGTCCGTGCGCCGCTACACCGAGGGTAAGTGAGGGCAAGTGAGCCCCACGACTCGCCCCTGCCACCGTCACCACAAGATCATGGTCGCCTGTCCCGACTGCATGGCCGGGCTGCGCGCCAAGCTGCACCAGAAGTAGTAGTAGTTCCGGCTGCATTGCATCAGGCTAGACTGTGTGCTAGTCTGGTGTTGTGCCCAGCCGGGGCACATTACCCCAGATTACAGGGAGAGCACTGTGAGCGAGACTATGACCGTCACTCTGACCCGACAGCAGGCCCGGACCCTCAAGGTCGCCCTGATCTTGGCCGAGTCGGACCACACCCTCGCGGCCACGAGCCTGCCCTACGACGACCCGCAGCGCGAGGCGCACTGGGCAATCCGAGCCGACCTCCTCGAGATCTCGCGCAACCTCACCGAAGCAATGTACCCGCGCCAGATCACCGTCCCGGTCTGACACATTCCGGCCGCCTTGTCTTTCACCTAGATTGTGCTAGAGTCTAGGTGAAGGGCTGGCCGACCGGCCAGTTCCACAATCACCCCGAACCTGGGAGAGCACTGTGAAGATCATCGTCAGCGAGTCCGGCGAGCAGTTCGTCGTCCCCCGCCGGACCAAGAAGGACCGCCAGATCGAGCGGCGGCGCGCCACCCGCGAGTGGCAGCGCGAGCAGCTGTCCCTGTGAGCGCAGTCATCCTCCTCATGGTGGGATGGGTAGCCTTGAAGGCTGCCAACGAGCTATGGCTCGTGTGCGAGACGGTGGCACGGTGGCGACGTCACCGACTCCCCCTGTGCTCGCCGGACGAGTGAGCCTGATCACAGGTTGACAATGTAGGCTAGTAGAGCTACATTCATCGCTGACACCATGGCTCCACCCGGTCCCCCATCGTGCGGAGCCATGGTGTCCCAGCCACAGCTAGGCCGCTGGCGCGTCCTTTAGGCCCGCTGGGCACATGACCCGTACCTCCGGAGAATCGAGCGCACATGCCCGAGCTACACCAGGGTGGGGTGGACTCGTACCCCGACCAATACCTGCCGTGTCGCGTGTATGGGCACGCCTGGGACCAGTCCACAGAGGACTGGCGCCCCACGAAGCAGGGTGGTAAGATCGTCGAGTGGGAGTGCTGGGTAGACTGCCTGCGTCAGTGTGGCGCCCACAAGATCTTCTACTATGACTCAAAGATCTACCGTACCCGTGCACCCAAGCTAGACTACACTGACGCGCCTGGGTATCTCACCGAGAAGGGCGAGAAGTTCTCAAAGCAGGAAGCGACTGCCGAAAGATTCCGCCGAAGGACTGGACGTGCCCACCTTCGCAGAGTACACTGAAGGAGAGCACATGGAAGAACCGACAGTTCAGATCCCCATGCCCGGCATGTTATCTGAGCGGAGCTGGTCCCAGGCCGAACTGAACCTGACCGTGCGCTGCCTCCTGGAGTGGGAACAGATCGCCTGGCCACAAGCTACGGTGTTCGATGCCTACAAGGAGCTGGGCAACATGATCGAGCAGGGTGGCATCAGAGTCCTCGAGTCCGTGCGTGACACGATGCTCTGGGAGACACTGCCAGCTCTGCGGGCGACCGGCGACGGTGTGCCCGCGCCGTGATTCCACCCGTTAGGGGGTGCGAGCCCCTTGCGGAGCGATGAAACTACCGCTACAGTGATCCGTAGCGGCTAGACACCCCGTCTGACCCACCGACAGGACTGTCCCTGTGGGCGGGTCGGGCAGGATGCCTAGTCGGCTCCTACCCGTAAGATCTCGTGAAGTCCGAAAGTGTCCTGATAGACGTCCAGCAGCGACGGTGAAGGCACTGAGGGTGAATCGGGGGATACGGTGTTGCAGACCAGTTCACGACATGCTAGTCTGGACACCGAACACGGAGGCAACACACACCGGCTGGCACACAGCCAATCCCCGACCGAAGGAGAGCACCATGGCACGTAATAGGCAGAGCACCGACGTTCTCGATCGCGAGGACGAGAACACCGTCACCACCGAGGCCCCGGCCGAGAACACCGTCACCACCGAGGCCCCGGCCGAGGGTGAGGCCCCGGCTGAGGAGGAGGGTGAGCGCGACAGCTCGGGCGACACCGAGCACACGGACGGCGAGGTCCAGGTGAGCCTGGAGCCCTTCGAGCAGGCCGCGCAGGCTGCCGTCGCCCAGCGGGACACCAATACGGGCGAGCTGCCCGATGGTGCCCTGGAGCCTGTCCTCGAGCAGTACCGGGCGCTGGGTTCCACCAAGGACCGCAACCGGGCGAAGAACTACCTCAAGGACCAGATGAAGGTCGCCATGGAGGCGCTCGACCTGAGCCTGGCCCGGTCGTTCTACACCCTGTCCGAGTCCATGACCACCTCGGTGGCCAGCAAGGTGGGTACCGAGCGCAAGCCCGCTGACCCGCTGGCTGTCTGGCGTCACAACCTGCTCACCAGCCTGATCGCCTACGGCGAGCTAGCCGGGTCGGGCAAGCCCGAGGACGCCAGCGTCGAGGAGGTGCAGCAGATCGCCTCCGCGACGGAGACGATCGAGGAGATCAACTCCTACCGCACCTGGCTCGACGACGAGAACGAGGACAAGGGCGAGGCTCCGAAGGTTCGCCCGGAGGTTGTCCACGCCTTCCGCATCGTCCGAGGCAACAAGCGTCGGGGAGTCGGCACGGGTGGCGGCGACCGCTCGCCGCACGACGGCCCGCGTCGTGACCTCGGCAAGCACATCGCCGAGGCGTTCGCCAGTGTGGACTCGGGCACGTTCCTGAGCGTGGCCGACATCCGCAAGTTCTCCTCCGAGGAGTACGGCGACGAGCAGCCGTCGGCCGGTGCGATCTCGGCCCGCCTGTTCCCGGCCAAGGGTTCCTGCACCATCGAGGGAATCACGCCCGGAACCGGCGGCGAGAAGGGCACCAAGGGCGCCTATAAGGACTGATCAGTCCTAGCACCCCAGGTCAGCACGGGGCTGGACAACCAGCCCCGTGCCACCCTGTCGGGGCACAGTCTCATCCCCCGGACTGTGTCCCGTCAAGGTGGTTGGCCCACCTGCACCAGCAACGCAACCCCTGCCGCCTTCGGGCGTCGGGGGTTGCGTTGTACCCTGTCCACTGTCCGAGACGAGGCCCGTTATGGGAGTCATCAAGTTACTGCTCAAGCTCATCCTGTTCATCATGTGGCTGGCGTTGTCGCTGGCCTGGATGATCTTCTTCGGTGCGTTCGGCGTAGCCTGTTTCGCCAGCGTGTTCTTCGTGCCGGTAGGAGTGGCTAGCTTCGGCCTGGCCATGATGCCCCTGTTCAGTGCCCTGGCCTTCATGGGTTGGCACAAGCCTACCCAGCAGGTCATCATCGTCCAGCGGTAGGGATCGCAACAGTTCTTCTGTTGCGCGGTGTGCCGTTTATGCGGTATGCTAGTGGTACGTGGATCGCTGGCTATCGGCACACCGAGCACTGATCACCCCACCTGGGAGGTAGTAATGCCACTGTACGAGTACCGTTGGCGTGAGACGCGAGAGCTGGTCACGCGCATCTCAGTCCCAAACGACGACCTGGCTCTCGTAGCTGCGCAGACGGACGAGTTCAAGCGTCTCGCGCTGGCCGATGAGGCGCCCATCATCGCACCCGAAGTTGCACAGATCGAGGTGCTACTCGTGGGTCGAGTCGTCTCCGTCGCGGACGGGACAACCGAGGTGCGGCCCCTGTGACCACACCGACTAAGGTCCCGCTCATGATGTTGGAGCTGATCCCTGACGGCTACTATGCCGTCAGGCCCGACATCGAGACGCCGCTGACCTTTGTGAGGATCAGTCGGCCTGGCCGCGGCAAGTGGAAGGGCTGGCTCAAGGTCCAGACCCAGCACAGCGAGGCGCTCTGTGACAGATGGTTCTGGAACATGAGCAACACCGATCCGAGGACTAATGTCAGGTCATATGGCTCGCTGCCGTTCGGGCCAAAGCTGGCTGGTGGTCAGTCTATCGAAGACGTGATCCTACTGATCATCGTGGATCACCGCAAGGCCGGTCGTCAGTACGCCGCAGAGATCGGCAAGTGTCACTTCTGTAACAAGGCACTGACCGACGAGCGATCCCGCTGGTACGGCTTCGGGCCTGAATGTGAAAAGTCTGCCGAGGGCGAGAAGGATGAGATCGACGACGAGAACGGCGGCAGTTACGAATACCTCAAGAGCAGGGGCGTGATCTGATGAGTGTCTACGTGAAGGCTATGCAGCTACAGTCTGACCTGCGACAGCTGACCATGAACTATGGTGTCAAGCTCGATCTCGACGCGCTGACGAAGCTGACCGTCCAGGTCGGCACGGCGATCGAAGCGATCCCGACGCAGACGCTGTACGTCGTGAGCTGGGACCCCGGGGGCTCCGTAGTCGGGTTCGACTGGTTCGCCAACCGCGAGGATGCCGAGAACCGTGAGAACTACTGCAACGGCAACGGCTACCGTGGCGTCGAACTGGACGAGGTACAGGTGCCCGCAAACCTCGTCGTGGGCGAGGACAACGTGGAGATCACCGACTGGCTGGACGGGTTCTGGTACGACCGATGAATAACGAACTCAAGGTCAAGATCATCGACTCACGCGAAGGGGTCTCCGACACCAAGCCTCCTTTCGGCGTGTTCTACTCCGGTATCAAGCTAGGCGGGACGACGCGCAAGCCTTGCGAGCACGGCATCGAGGTGTGTGCCGACTGCATCGAGTCGTGGTCCTGGGACTACTGGCTTGACATCACGCCTGGCATCATCAGCACGTTCATCAAGAGGTACGGAAAGTTTCCGTACAAGATCATCGACGATCCTGAGTGTCACACTCGGATCAGTGACCGACTGTACGCGCAACTCAAGTTCGAGGGGAAGCTGGAGGAGTAGATGAGCACAAGGCGCGGCGTACTCTACGGCGTGGGCGGGCTGGCAGCCTTCCTGGCCGTGATCGGGGCTGCGCACGACGCGGCACCCAAGGTGCAGGTGCAAACGCTGCCTGCTAAGGTCACGATCCAGCCTGCACCTGCTCCCAAGACAGTCACCAGGACTATCACCGTCAAGACGCCAACTCCGATGCCGATAGCCTGCACAGATTACCTTCGGCAGGTTGACACGGCAATGCAGTCTGTGATAGCCTATGACTCGTCGGTTAGCAGCCTGAAGTCTGCCGAGGAGGCAGCCTCGGTTGCACTGGCCGACCATGACCAGGCTGGCCTGAGCGAAGCGAGGAGTAAGCTCAACGAGATCGAGAACAACAGCATCGGACCACTGCAGGACTTGTTCGCCGCCCAGCCTGGCCTGAAGCAGGCGCAAGTAGCCTGCCACAAGGCTCTGGGGGGCTAACATGAAGCAAGACCTGTGTTCACGAGTCATCCAGCGCAGAGGCAGTGTGCTCGCTAATGGCGAGCGCCTCGACGATGATGAGCTGTGCCTAAACACAGCAACTACCGATGTCATCGTGACCTTTAACGGTAACGCCTACGTGGTGCCGTTATGCGCAGAGCACAAGGGCCACCATGACCAAGCGGCAGCGGATCGCCGCCACAAGCGAGCGGGTAACACCCGCCGCGCACAGCACCAGCCAGCCCAGCGCAATCTCCTAGAGACTGCGCTGTCCATCACCCGTCCTAGTAACGGAGGTAAGATATGAGTTCAGGAAGCGGAGTTACTCCAGGTGTAACAGCACCCTGGATGTCAGGCGGCTTCGTTTCCCCAGCGGGAGCGATGACACCTAGCGGTACGTCGATCGCTGCCGAGCCGCCCGCCCCGGCCGCGAAGCAGTCCTGCCTGAACTGTGCACACTTCGTCAAGGAAGCCGACGTCCCGGCGCGGTACTCGAGGGCGACTGGTACCGCCATGTGCGCCAAGTTCGACAAGCCGATCGGTCGGTCGTCCACGCGCGAGCCTGAGGCTCTCAAGCACGTCGCCGACAAGCTAGGCAGTAACTGCAAGGGGTGGTCAAAGAGCTGGAAGGCCAACGATCGACCGGAGCGCACCTACAAGGTTGCGTTCCCCGACATGAGCGCCGACCTGACCAGCCGGGACAGCACTGGCGACGATCGCGTCAACACCTGCTTCTCGTGCAAGCACTATGCGTCCAGCGAGGTCGTGCTGACCGAGTGGGGATGGGTGACCGGAGCCTGTGGCCTGAAGGGCGAGCTGGTTCCCGAGAACGCGGCGACCTTTGTTGGTCGCAAGTGTTCTGTTTCGGAGTTCGGTCCGAACCGAGCTAGCCTGCTGGGCGTGACTCTGTTCCCGGAGTACGATGAGGAGTTCTTCACTCCGGACCTCATCGCAGCCTTCAAGGTCGAGTTCGATCCGCACACTTACGCCACCGACAAGCCACTGTCCAAGTCTGATCAAGAGAGTGGCGTCCGGGCGTGGAAGAAGATCTTCGACAAGGAGCGGCCCGACTTCGACACGGGTGTGTACCTGCCGATCTATGATCTGAGCCGTTACTCAGAGATTGACAAGGCGAAGGTACCACAGACTGGCGACGACGAGCACCCCGAGGACTACCTCGACCACAACAACGCGATCTACAAGGTCGCCGTCCTGTGGACGGAACTGGACGAGACTCCTGCGTTGTGGGGTCCGGCTGGTGTCGGCAAGACCGAGCTGTTCAGGCACCTGGCCTGGATGATGCAGTTGCCCTTTGAGAGAATCTCAGTGACTGCATCGACGGAGTTGGACGATCTGGCCGGGAAGATGCACTTCGATGCGGGCAAGGGGACGTTCTTCCAGTACGGTCGTGTCCCCATGGCCTGGCAGCGACCGGGTGTAATCCTGTTGGACGAGCCCAACGTCGGCCAGCCTGACGTGTGGCAGTTCCTACGGCCCTTGACTGACAACTCCAAGCAGCTGGTACTCGACATGAACGAGGGCGAGAGGATCTCTCGGAACGTCGATGCCTACCTGGGCTTCGCCATGAACCCCGCCTGGGACCCGCGCAACGTTGGCACAGCGGTCATTGGCGACGCTGACGGGTCGCGCCTCATGCACCTGTTCATGGACCTGCCGCCCGAGCAGCTCGAGGAACAGATCATCGTGACCCGTTGTAAGCACGACGGGTATGAGATCACGAAGAAGATTCTCAAGACCTGCATGAGTATCTCCAAGGAGTTGCGGGGACTGTGCGATCAGGGCACGCTCCCGATGAGCTGGGGCATCCGTCCGGCGGTCAAGGTGGCCAGGGCAACGCGCTGGTTCACGATGATCGACGCCTACAAGATTGCAGTCGGGGACTTCCTCGAGCCGCAGCAGGCCGAGATCGTTCTCGATGTCGTCAAGGCCCACGCGGCCGGAGACTCACGGAGGTAAGATGGGCCAACCCACTCGCACAATCAAGGCGGTAACCCAACAGGGCAGCCGCCCGCCGGTGCCCAAGAACAGCAAGACGGTGATCGCGGTCCAGCACCGCGAGGAGTCTCCCATCGGACGCGAGGCGTTTTTGGCCACCGTGGAGAAGCTAGGTTATGAGCCAATCTTCCCGGTATCAGCCGACCCTCAGCTGAAAGAGGCGTACCGCAAGAACAAGGTAGCACTGGAAGCTCTTCATGAGTTAGCCCGGGAGTGATGCCGCGTGTCGGGATCGGGAATGCTCGCTGGTCGTGGTAGATTCATCGCCATGACCACGACGCTCAAGCGCGAGCACCCGATCCCGACTGACGGTGAACGACTCTTGCTAGACTCGGGCCAGCTGGGTCGCTTCATGGGCAAGGTCAAGAAGGTCGTCATTACCCCCGAGTACGGGGAGTGCTGGATCTGGATGCCACCCAGCCAGAACGGCGGCTATGGTCGCTTCTATCTCGGCCGGGACTCTCAGGGAAAGCAGCACTACAAGGGCACGCACGTACTGATGTACATGCAGCACGTAGGACCCGTGCCCTACGGTTGGGTAGTAGACCACCTTTGTAACAATAAGGCGTGCTGTAATCCCGACCATCTGGAAGCCGTCAAGAACCTCAAGAACCTGCAGCGCGCCCATGAGCGTAGGCCATGGAAGCGCCTCAATCAGTACATCACTGACTACACTGACCCAGAGCCTGATTGGAGGTTGGCTTTATGATTACCAAGCGTGGGACACAGACGCAGGACCGTGCGCGTCGGGCTGTCAGCGAGTTTCGCAAGCTCCAGCCGACCCTCACTGCCTATGCCCGCAATCTGACGGGCAAGCGAGACGTTCAGGTCGTCATGTCCTCGACAGACAATGGTAGCACCGACGGCAAGAAGATCTACTTCAAGCCGCCCATTAAGCTGGGCGACATGGCGAACATGCGCCACGAGAAGAGTCTCTGCAACAAGCGCGACCCCGAGAGTCTCCAGCTGTACTGCGGGGCCTGTAACATGCGCGAGTCAATTCTGGCGATCATCTACCACGAGATCGCTCACATCGCCTTCGACTCGTTCGCCGCTGTGACTAAGACCGATGCTGCGACCGCGCTGCGCATGATCGAGCGTATCGCCCCCAAGTGGTACTTTGACCGGCTGCGCGAAGCCTTCGTCAAGAACCCGAACATCCTGCGGGGCAAGCAGACGTTCGTAGAGCTGGCCCAGGCCGTGAACCCGTACTTCAAGCTCCTGGTCAACGCCCTGGAGGACGTGCGGATCAACGAGCGCATGGCCGAGGCTCGTCCTGGCACCCGGATCATGCAGGACGCCAAGGTTCTCAAGGTCGCCAACGAGGGTGTCGAGCAGAAGGACGCGACCGGCAAGACGGTCTACACACTCTGGAACGAGTACCCGACCAATCACCAGGCATGTCTGGCTGCCCTGTGTGTCGCAGCTGGCTACGGCGATCTGATTGACGACTGGTTCGAGCCCCGGGTCATCGAGGCGGCCCGTGACTCGGAGCTGCACACCCGTCTGGCCGGGATCAGGATGATGAACGGCGCACAGGCGATCTTCGAGGAGTCCTTTGAGATCTACATGCGGTTCCGTGAGCTGGGATTCTTCTTCACCGCCGACGAGGAGCCCCCGCCCGAGCCCGAGCCCGATATGGGAGACGACAGTGACGGATCTGGTCAGTCAGGTGAAGGCAACCCTGGCAGCGACTCCTCTGACTCCGGAGCAAGTGGCTCTGGAAAGGATGGAGAAGGCGAACCAGGCGCTGATGGAACTGGTTCAGAGGATCACGACGGAGATGAAAGCTCTCGGAGTGGCTCTGAGTCAAGCGATCCAGCGAGTATGGGATCAGATGAAGAGCGAGACTCAGACCCAGCTGGAAGCTCTGGACAAGCTGGAGACGATGCTGGCCGAGGCGAACAGAAAGACGACTCGGGTGGCTCGGGTGATCAGCCGTCGGACACCGATTCTGAGCCGTCAGGACTGGATGAAGACGGTGAAGCTGCCTCTGACAACGACTCCGACGGAGTGGGCGAGGATTCTGGCAATCAATCCGGCGACGATGGAGACGACACTGAATCCCCAGCTGTGGGAGACGCCGGGGACTCAGGTTCTGATGATGAAGAATCCGACGTTCATGGCGGACTGGACTCTGATCTTTCGGAAGCCGGGGAAGCTGGGGGAGACGACGATCCCGCTGAACATGATGAACGGGAGTCGGACGGTAATCCAGGCGATCCAGAAGATTCTGGAGACGATTCATCGTCATCCGACAGTGGATCGGATGACGACGAACGAGCCGACGACGATTCTGACGCCGGAGCAGGCGAGGGAAGTGGCGAAGCGTCAGTTGAAGGAGATCGTAGTGAACTACTCGACTCCGACGACCCCATGGCTGAACCCGGCGAGCAATCCCCTGGCGGAGGTGAGTGCGATGGTGGAGAGGATGAAGGGGGAGACCCTCTAGACTACCTGCCTGACGAGGAAGCTGCAATCGACCACACCGACCGCGAGCCTGTCGAGCTTGTCGTGCCGACTATCGGCTCGGACGAGGATCTCGAACTCATCGACCTCGGTTTACACCCCGAGGTTGATGAGCAATCAGACATGTCCGATGACATGGACAAAGCCGTTGGCACGGCGATCATTCAGTCGATCTACTTCGAGCAGCCCAGCCAGAACATCACTGGCCTGAACATTTGGAAGTACAACACGGCTGAGGCTGACGCCGAGGGCCGCCCGTGGCACGCCTGGAATGGCGCGAGCTTCTCGGCCAGCGCGGCGAGCCGTCGTGGTCAGACCATCGACCCGGTAGGCGAGAGTGTCCTGGGTCCAGCCCTCATGCGAATGAGGGTTGTGTTCTCAGACAATCAGCGGTCGCACCGCAACCGCAACATGCGGTCAGGCAAGATCGACACTCGGAGCCTCGGCAAGCGGGCGTGGTCTGGCGATGACCGTCTGTTCGGTCGGAAGGTGGTCCCGAACAAGAAGGACTACTTCGTTGGCATCTTCATGGACGTGTCGGGCTCGACTCGCGGCGTGAATCTCAAGATGATTAAGGAGGCTGCGCTCGCACAGGCCGAGCTTTGTCATCGCATGGGGATCGGCTTCGCGGTGTACGCTCACACGGGCAGTCCGCGGAACATCGGCGCCTACCGTGACGGAGGCATAGACATTGACCTGTACGAGGTTAAGGCTCCCGAGCAGCCGTGGGACAACAAGTCCCGGGAAGCGCTCATGGCACTGAATCCGTCGGCTGCCAACCTGGACGGGCACACGCTGGAGTTTGCTCGCAAGCTCTGCGATGCCCAGCCGCAGACTAACAAGGTGATCCTGTACTACTCGGACGGTGCAATGCCCCTCGAGAACTTCGACGAGGAGCTGGAGATTCTCCGCCGCGAGATTCAGACCTGTCGGTCGAAGGGGTACACTCTCCTGGGAGTTGGTGTGCGTACTGATAGCCCGGCGCGTCACGGACTGGAGACGGTCCAGATTGACGATAGCCAGGATGTCGGTCGTGTGGTAACTCATCTAGAGCGTCACCTAGTTTCGTGATACGGTATCCATAGACAGGGGCTGATCGCCCCCGCTACGGACCCGAACAACCGGAGGACACCATGACCAGCACGCAGACCGCGCCCGACCTGTCAACCCTCACCGGCAAGCGGGTGACGCTGACCTACACCCCCAAGGGCGAGGACGGCCCGCTCACCCTGGAAGGTCGCGTCGAGATCGGCTCCGAGATCGGCCTGATGTTCAAGGAGAAGGGCAAGTCGAACGTCACCATCGTCGAAGCCGACTCCATCGTCAGCGTCGAGGAGCTGGCTCCGAAGGAGCCGAATGTCTCGACCAAGACGCTCCAGCCGATCCCGCTGGGCCGCGTCCGTCAGCACCTGGCCGACCGACACGGCTGGACGAAGGCTGACGCCAACGCTCTGACCGAGGCTCAGGCAGCCGAGCAGCACGACGCGCTCGACCACGGTGTCCTGGCTCACAAGCACGAGGAGCCGAAGGCCAAGGTTGAGGCCGACGTCGACGTCGACTCGGACGGCGACGAGGACTGAGCAATAAACCCCGGGGGACTCGATTGGGTGGGACCAAGCTGACAGACCCCCGGCAGTCGGTTCCGACCTGATCTCGAAGCCGTGGAAAGCCTAGAGGCCAGTTATCAGTTCCGGCGCCCCGCTCGCCCCCTGTGCCAGCAACTCTCAGTAGGGAAGCCTGAGATGGTGCAGGGGGCGACGGTTCTATGATAGGTAGCGGTACATTCATCGCAGCATCGGAGACATCATGGCACTTGACCACAAACCTGACTGCGGCTGCGGGCATCCGTTCGCAGAACACGACGAGATCAGCACGCCGAGCCTCGCTAACCCCGACCTAGCACAGTACGTCTGTATGCACATGGATCGGTCACATTCAGCTGTCGGAGGTATTCTCGCCAGTATCTGCGGCTGCAGCAACTACAAGCCCGCCATGACCGACGAGCAGCGTTTCAAGAACTGTGTCGTCGAGGCCATGGTCGGTCACCTGCCCAGCCGTATGCTCATGGACGGATCGACCCTCGATGCAATCGCTGACTATGCCTGGGAGAAGTACAACAAGTGACCATCATTGACCGCCAGCTCGTTGGCGAGCGTCCAGACAACGGCGCAGGCTTCGTGTTCCCATACCGAGTGACCTGCGACTTCGAGAACGAGGGCTGGGGCTGTAGCTTCGACGAGGTGTTCTACACCCTCAGCTCCGCTACCTGGGCGGAAGGGCACCACGAGCACTTCAAGACCTACCAGCAGCGGAGGTACAACTTCTTGAGCATCGCAGAGCAGTACTGGATCGAGCTGGATTCAGTTATCGACAAGCTCAAGGAGCCCATTCAGGGTGATCCGTCTGATGTCACCTGGGAGCAGCGAGAGGAGGCCCTTGTTCTCAAGGGTCGCGCCTCTGGCCTGGCGTTCGCAATCATGCGAGCCTGTACACCGTACTACGACACCGAGAAAGATGTCAGCATCGAGGCTAACCGTCGCTGGAAGATGCGCAACGGCCAACTAGACTGGGCACCGACGCTGGGCTTCAAGTACTCACCGCCTCCGGCTGGGCGACGCGAGCAGCCACTGGCTCTGCCTGACGAGCCGGTCAGGGTTCAGACCCGCAAGCGCACACAGACTGCCGGTGAGGCCGCCGCCGCAAAGTTGTCTCCAGCCACCCGCGATGCAATCAAGAAGGGTATCGCGTCAGGAATGTTCCAGCCTGCCGACCTGGCAAAGGTCTACAACACGACGGTAGAGGTTGTGTCTGTTATTGCCCAGCAATGATTTGACATGGGCTAGGGGTTACGTTATGGTATCGGTACGCAACGGATTGGGGGACCGGCATGGCGCATAAGGCGAGTGTAGACTCGTGTATGTTCTGTGGCGAAGAGCCCTGTGACATGCACAAGCCTACCGAAAAGCCTGCGCGCACCCCCCGGAAGCGCTCCACAAAGACGCCCCCCATGGCCGTGGTGGAAGCCCCTATCGTTGCCCCTGTACCGGATGACCCCCCAATGCCAGCCGCCCCGCCTAGAGCGGCGCTCCACGCGGCGATGCGGGCACGGGTGAAGGCCCCCACGGGCCAACCCACACCCGACCTTGCAGCCCCGGACCCCGTGACGGACGATGCGATCAGAGCACTGGCGCCTATTCTTCATCCAGATGAGAAACGTAACCGGCGAGCGGTACTAGAGCAGCCGAGAACCGTACAGATCCGGGCTAAGGTCTGGAGAGAACGACACAGGGGGATAGCATGACAACTCGCGGCACACCGACACCGCCGAACGCTCACCATGCCAGCAACTCCCAGAGGCACCTGAGTCAGGATGACGTCGAGGGCTGGCTGGATGCTGCCAGCAAGCGCAATCCGCCCCGTCCTCGTGATCGGAGATCTCTCCGCGAGTACTTGGAGGCGCGCAACCATAGACGCTGGCGCATCTTGCAGCGACAACTGCGCTGGGCCGAGAAGGAGTTGCTCAAGCTCGGGATGAACCCCGAAGACACTCGTTGGATCATCTGATGCCCTTCGTCTCGGCAGTTGTCACGCCGCCCAGCTACTCAGACTGGCAGTTATCAGCTGGTCCGTACTGTAACGACCATAGGTCAATGTACTGTGAGCACGCACTTGACTACATCAGCCAGCGGACTGACGCATCGTTCGTGCGATGGGCTCTCACTGGCGAGGGCCCTTACGACGGGTGGAATCACATCTCGCCCGTCGATATGCACATGGTCGTGCCAGTCTTTCCTGAGTACTGCGTGTGGGAGCAACTGTACTACGAAGTCAAAAACGTAGAGCCGCTGGGCCCGCTGGCCGAGTTGTCGCCTGACTACAAGAAGCGTGACGACCTGCAGGGCGTGCGCAGACTGCTTCCTGGTGAGTCGGCTGGCGATCTGGCGATGACGCTTCGTCAGCAGTTTGAAGATGACTGTGAGTTCTATCGGGACCGGTACATCAACGGCTGGAAGACTCGCTGCACGTCGTCGTCTCATGGTGTCAAGTACAACAATGTTGCGATGAGTCTCCTGCAGCCCCACGTTATCCAGGGCGCAATCGACGACAACCGCGACCGAGTGCTGGTCTACAGTAATCTTTACTGTTACCTGCGACATCAGCGCTGCCTGTTCTGCTACGTCAACGAGAACTTCCGGGACGCCGTGCGGGTGAACCCGGAACTGGCCGGGTTTCTTCAGCCTGAAGGATCGGCCGAGAACACTGGCTCCTGGGAGGATCTGATTCCGTGACCGATACAAGATACACAAAGCAGTACGTCTGCACAAAGTGTAAAAGAGATGTTCTGGACCGTGATCGACTCACGGTCAAGAAAGCATCCTTTCACAACATGGGATCAAAGGCTCGGACGATCCGTAGCAGGGTCGTCCACTGGTTGTGTCCCGACTGCCTGAAGGCCGATCCCGACTGGAATCGTCAGGCGTACAGTGACCCGACCGAGACTGACACCGCTACAGTGGGCACGAGCTGATGCCGCGTCCTGGGCGTAACGGCGTGACCCCCAAGCGACTCGTCAGCACACGGTCGCCGCGAGGTCACATCGATCCGAACCTGGAAGCATTCGGCCAGATCGGGCCGAATCACTACCAGTTGTACCTGTACGACGAGTCCTTTACAGAGGAGGGTATCGAGGGGCCACAGCCTATCTCGGAGGAGAGTGGTCCGAACATCCGGCTCGTAGTTGTTCGCAAGCTGCAACTCGAGCTTACCAACATGACGCACGAGGAGCTGAAGGCTCTCAGAGCGTTCGTCAATCGGGCTATCGACATAGCCGAGCCCGTCGTCCTAGCAAGGGACAAGGAGGCACAAGATGCCTACGAATCAGGTCTTGACACTCTCGCAAGACTCCATCGAGCAGTACCGAACGTGGTTGTTCGACAGAGGGCGGAGCGCGCACACGGCGAAGTCCTACGCCTCGGACCTCAAGCAGTTGCTGATCTGGGCCTCGACGGACTCGATCGCCTTATCGGAGGCCGAGGACCTGGGAGCAAAGTGGCTGACCGCGAACAACAAGACCCTCGGAGCGAAGACGACGGGTCGCAGACTGACTAGCCTGCGAGGTTTCGTTCGGTGGGCGGGCGGCGGTGCGATTCTGCTCGACTACACGCCCCCAACGCCTCTCAAGCCCCTGCCACACCCTCTGGCCGAGGGCATGGCTGGCGTTCACAGGATGATTGATCACGCCGACTCCGAGCAGATGAAGGTCTGCGTGGCGTTGTGCGGCCTGGCTGGACTCCGCATCAGTGAAGCACTGGAACTGCCTCCCGGTGACATTGACTTCGCTGGCAAACAGATCAAGGTCAACGGCAAGGGCAACAAGTGGCGCATGGTGCCCATGAACTCGAAGCTCGCTGACATCCTCATCGGCCCGACTATCAAGGCCCTAATGGAGGGGCGTCCGACCCTCCTTGACATGGCCGACCGTCTCGCCAGGCGTTCGATCACCCGCCTGGGCAAGCGATGTGGAATCAAGCAGCCGGTGGCCTCTCATCAGTTGCGCGCGACGTTCGCAACGCACCTCCATGCGAATGGCACTCCCCTGCGAGTGGTTCAGGAGATCCTCGGTCACAGCAACAGCAAGACGACCGAGGTCTACACGGGGGTCAACCAGAAGCAGATGTACGACGCAGTGGAGAAGATCTAAGAACATGTCCGACTCTTCCCGCCCGAGTTCAAGCACCGCTCCACAGATCCACTACATTGCCACAGTCAAGATCGAGAAGGTCGTCAACCTGCCCCGTATCCCCGGGCGGTATCCTGACAACCCTCCCGTGCAAGAGGCGTCCCGAGTAGTAGTCGAACTCGGGAACACGACCGTCAGGGCGAGTGACATAGACTCGCTTCGTGCGAAGGTGAACGGCCTCGCCGCCCTGATCGACGACGACTGATGGATCAGGCAGCTTTGCGTCGAGAGTTCGACGCTGACCGAGGCTGGTGTCTGTACTGCCAAAAGCAGTACGTCCTAGTCCGTGCCTGGATGACGCATATTCTCGAGGAACACGCCGGTACCCATCGGGCAGTCGGCCTCGAGAAGGCTATTGGCAAGTAGCCCAGCACACCTTATCGCAGGGACCTGCCAGGACCCCTCTGTCTCAATAACGGCGAGGGTCTTGACACTGTGTTGTAGCATACAGACTTGATTGGGGGTAAGTACATCATGGCAGCTACCACGAAGTACCTGACCGGCTTCTGCTCGA